TTGCTCGATCTGATGAAAAACGAAGGATTGAAGCCGAGCCAGCTCGCGGAACTGCTCGAAATCAATCCGGCGGGAATTTCCCATATTCTCGCCGGGCGAAACAAACCGGGCTTCGATTTGTTACAAAAGATTCTCCGGAGGTTCCCGCGAATCAATCCCGACTGGCTGCTGCTCGATTCCGACAAGATGTATCGCGACAGCGAACCCGAACAATCCGCACCGGCCGCTGCGGTCGAATCGTCGATCTCCGACGGATTGTTCGGTCCGACCCGGAATACGCCGTTCAACCCGCCGCATCAGGAGCCGGCTTCGACAACGTCCGAAAATCCGGCGCCGCCGGCAACGACTCCATTTTCCGGCACACGAACAGACGTCGCTGTCCGGCGGATCGTAATATTGTACGATGACCTTACCTTCGAGAGTTTCACGCCGACAAAGCGCTAAAAGCCATCGCCCGGAATATTTTTGTGAATGTTGCACGCACAGGAAGATAATCCGCCGCCGGCCGAAGCTTAAAATCCAAAATGAATTTAACCCGCCGGCCAATCGTCCGACCGGCGACCATAAAAAAAGCATCCTTACAGTACAAAGGTAATTGAATTAATATATTCATTATGTTAAATTTACAGCTCTAACGCTGTAAACTGGTCATTATCGGAACTTTATATTACATCTGTAAAGTTTCATATTCAAATTACGTTCAATGTCTAAATGTCCCGCCTTGCTGAAGTCCAAAAAGTTTTGGACTTTGGTTGCATCCATTGTGGCTGCTTTCTCCGCTTTCTTCCTCACGTCGTGCGTCTCGGCTGGCTCTATTCTCCGCCGTGGCGTTCATCATGACACTGTGGAATACCAATTCAAAATCCGTTCACGTAATTTTCAAACTTTCGCCCAATGTCAGGAAAAGTTTTCGACGAACTTTCAAGTTCATTCGACCCCGAAATTCTTCCCGTCTATACCTGTATTCGGGAACTCTATCGAATCTGTGACGACTATATTTCCGACCATGGTTGTATGCAGTGGCGATTTTCTCCTGCCAACCCTTCGATGGTCAAGTTACAGCAGATTCTTAAGTCCTTCCAGCATCACGAAGTTAACTTCTTTTACCACACTGACCCCCTTCTCTTTGGCGACGGTTCCGCAATATTCGTCGAGGCCTATATGTCGCATCTTTGGGGAAAAATGTTTGGCACTATTCTTACCGATCGCGTTCGTGAAGCGATCTCGCCGTCGCGGCGGCCGAAAAGGTCGTCCCAAAGGCACAAAAACAGTTCCTCTCGGCGGTAGTCATCTTTAATTTTAATCATGTGTAACAATCAACTTACCATTACAAATCCCCGCTATCTTAAGTATGCGCGAATTACTGGAAATCCCGTTCATGTCTATTCTGGTCGTGACGATTATAGACTTCGTGTCCCCTGTGGACATTGCGACGATTGTTTGAAGCGTCGCCAACAGCAATGGTTTTCCCGCGCACATCATCTTATGAGGCGTATGGCCTTACGGCCAGATCAGTGCTTGTTTTGTACTTTCACCCTGAAGCCTTCTGTTTATGAGCAAGCCAAGGAAAAACCCTATATCCCTATTCGGCAGTTTTTAGATCGGCTTCGCAAACATCCTCGCTTTCGTGAGAAGGATCCGATTACTAAACGTTACCGTTATCGTAAGGTTAAGTTTCCCTACTTGTTCGTTGTCGAATTTGCCGATGGGAAGACTGCTGCTAAACGTGGCCGTGTTTCTACTCATCGCATGCACTATCACGCCATTCTTTTCGGTTGCCCTCTTTATTGGTGGCAGGTCCGCGATCTTTGGCAAGGCGATGTGGTTGATGAGGCAAAAGGCTGGTATACCGGTATGGGAAAGGCGGAAGTCGATCCGCTTGAATCTGAATCCGGTGTTCGCTATGTCCTTAAGTATATGACCAAAGACTGCGCTGCACATCAGTATATTTCGGACGTTGATGCCCGTAAAAATGGTAAGTTGATTGTTTCGCACGGCTTCGGCCGTCTCTCGAAGGAAGATATTAAGATTATGCGCAAAAATATGCTTAAAAGCGCATCTTCTTGGTTCTGTCATTTTATTAATAACTATCGTTATTCGATTCCGCGGTATTGGAAAACCGCTTGTTTTTCACCTAATGAAATTCGATGTCGTAACGATTCTCTTATTCCGGGTATTCTTCGTGATTTCGTGAAGAAGCGCTATCCGTTCCCGGATTTCACTTTTCAACAGCAACAACAAATTTATAACTGTCTATTATGGCCTTAATGTTTTTAACCCGCAAGCGCAATCGTAAGTCAAATGTGAATCTTTCGCACGTCTCCCCTACTACGCTTGCCCCGGGTAATCTCATTCCTATCTCGTTTATCCCCATAGTCGCTGGTGATAAACTTCGCTTTTCTCCTTCTGCATTCGTTCAGGCGTTTCCGATGAATGCCCCTCTTATTAACGGATTCAAGATTTGTTTCGAGTATTTTTTTATTCCTACACGCCTTTATAACTCGAACCTGCTTTTGGATTTTACCGGCACTACGGATGACCCCGATTCGGTTAAGTATCCTGCTCTTGCCGCAGGATTGGCGCCTGCTTCCATCGATTTTTCTACCCCTGAAAATCTCGTAACCGCGGCCGAATCTCTTACTACTCCCGGCTCATTGGCTGATTATATGGGGTTCCCCGTTGGTTTTGGAATTCCTTTTGGAAAAGTTTCCACTCCACCGTCTTTCAACATGATCAAGATGCTTGGCTATCTTGACGTTGTGTATAATTATTATATCAATCAGCAGATTGAATCGATCCCTACGGCCGCCTGGAATCTCGCTGAAGATGGCGAAGGCGCTACCCAGACATCTTTTCTTGTTTCCGACATAGAGGCTCTTCTCCGTGCCGTGAAGACCGCCGCCGATCCTGTTGTCGCTCTTACGAGTTTTATAGAGTCGAAGTATCTCGGTTCTTGGGCTTGGCTGAATTCTCGTTCTTCGATTTTCCAGCGTTGCTTACCTCCGTATTATCTCGAATCGTGGTTGAAGACCTCCGGCTATGTCGATGCTGAAATTAAAGTCGACTTGGAAGCGGATAACAAGACGATTTCGATGCGTAACATTTCCGCCATGTCGCATATTCAACGTTGGATCGATCTCGCCTTGAACGGTGGTCGTTGGTCCGACTTCTTGAATTCGGAGTTCGACGTTTCGCGTGTCAAGAATCATTCGACGCCTATTTTCCTCGGTGCTGATCGGCAGTACCTTGGTTCGAATGTCATCTATCAGACGACAGGCGCGGGCGATTCTTCCAGTCCGCTCGGCGCTTTTGCTGGTCAATCCTCCGGTGGCGAGCAGTTCCGTCGCCGTGTCTTCAACTTCGACGAGCCCGGTTATTTTATGGTGATGGCCTCGCTTGTTCCCGATGTCATCTATTCGCGTGGTCTTGATCCGTTCCTCGAAGAACTGAATCTTGGCGATTCATACGCGCCCGCGCTCGATAATATTACTATGGAGCCGCTTTTGCTTCAAACACTCGACGCTATACCGCAGGGCTCGGCGGATTCGCCCGACGTTTTTTCTTTCGCTTCCACCAATTGCGGTAACGGCATTGGCGTCGGCTTTGTCCCTGCTTGGTCGAAACTCATGCAGCTTGTTAGCCGTTCGCACGGCCGACTCACTACCGAGCTGTCTTATTGGCTTCTCAATCGCGACTACGGCGATGAAGTTAATTCTTCTCACGTTGATTCGCTTCGCGACACGATCGCTAATTATCTGAAAGATGGTTCGATCACCTACGAGGTCGCCGAGACTATTCTCGCAGTTCTTCAGCGGTCGCGTCCGTTTACCGATTACTCGCCTTATATTCGTTCGGACGCTTATAACAGCGTTTTTGCGGATATTTCCAACGAGGCGCAGAACTTCGTTTTGACGTTCTCGTGCTCAGCTTCGGCCTATCGTGAAAAGTCAAAAGTTAACGTAGCAACAACACTTTAAGTTATGGCAAAGACAAAGAATATTTCGAATAATGATATACTGCTTGATATTGTGAGACATGATTTTCTAACATGGACTGCGGAAAATCGGGATATTCCTCGTAATCCTCCGGACGGTAATTGGGTTCATCCTCTCCGGCGTGATAATGTGGGGAGAGTTCTTCAGGGTGCTGTACCGGCTCCTGCCAATGTGTCCCATGGTATCCCCCGTGTGCGGGTTGTGGAGCCTGTTGCGGTACTGGCTGCTGTCCCATATAGGGTTGCGGTTGTGGCTGGGCGTAATATTGTGCCGGTCCCTGCGGCGGTTGTTGCGGTGGCCACATTGTCTGCTGTTGCTGAGGATTGGCTGCCGGTCTCTGCTGTCCGCCAGGAGCCTGAGCCGCCATCGGTCTCTGTGCCTGCGGTTGCTGAGGATACTGTGGAGCCTGCCGCGGTTGTTGGACTGGTGCGGCTGCCGGTTGTGCCTGCGGCTGTTGTGGCTGCGGAGCCGGTTCTTCCATCAGTTCAAACAGACTGCCCTTGTTCATCGCCTTTGTCTGTTCCGCCACCATCTCGTCAATCTTCTTCTGGTCCTGCGGTTTGGCGTAAAGACGTGCCTGTCCGAGTGCGGTAACCGCCTCCTTGTGGTTCTTGGCAGCGATCAGTTCCTCCGCTTTCTTGAAATGTTTCTCGTACTTCTCCCGCTTCTCCTTTTCCTCCTTCGTCTCCTTCGCTTTGGTCTCCTTTGCCGCCTTGCTCTCGGACGCTGCCTTCTCAGCCTGCGCCTCGAACTGCGCCATGTTGGAAATCAGTCCGGTAGTCTTCTGTATAGGACGTGCTACGGCTTGTAGGAAGCCTGCGTCCAGTTCCTGCGGATGCCCGCTGACGGTCAGTGGTACGAGGTGGTTCTGGGCTTCGTCCTTCAGCCCGTTCGACTTCGGCAGTAAGGATACTGTCAGTTGTCCGTTCGCTTTGCGGATGACAAGCGTGAGATCCACGCCTTCGGTCATCATCTGGTGGATTGCTGTAAAAAACATAATTTGATGTATTAAAAGTTATTACTGGGTTTTATTCTTCACTGAACAGTTTGGCCAGCAGCCTGTTCCTGTCGGGATGGCGGCTGATTTCCAGAATCGGGTTCAACAGGGTGGAGATGTGTACCGGCCCTGTCGTCCCCCGTGGCGGGAACTTGACGGCAGGTTCGGGTTCCACCGTCCTTTTTCTTCTCGTTACCGGCATGGGCATCCTCATGGGAGCCGGCGGTGCGCTTGTTGCAAATGCTTGGTTCATGTCTCTTTATTTTTTTTAATTGTGAATATTCGGGCTTTGGCAGCCCGTGAACTACAAGGGCCCGACGGCAGATGCCTTCGGTAAGGCAAGGTTTTCGGGAAAAATACCGCAAGCCTCCGGCGAGGATGATTTTTTCCGAAACCGCAAGGCTTGACCTTGCCGTCCGAACAAAGGCATTTGCCAACTTTGCCCGGTAGTTTCCGGTATGCCAAGTCTGTGTTTTCATCCCTTTTCCTTTTATTCCTGTCGTTATGGTTTCCGGTTCCACAGAGGGCGGAAAACAAAAAGAGCCGTCCCGGAAGACAGCTCTGTTCTGTAAGGTTCCACTTGATTTTGTATGGCAGTTATGTTTCATGGTCAAATATTG